ACGCAACGTCAGTTCCTGTCGAAGCAAAGCTGGCGATTGTGGAATGGTGCAGAATGCACTGGGGAAGCTGCGACGGGGATCACCTGAAGTATCAGAACCTGGTGAATCATCTGGCGTGGACGGGCATCGGAGCACCGATCTAATGAGATGTGCGAGCGAATACAATAAGCGGGTTGTGATTCAGCAACTGACGGGGACTGCGGATGATCACGGACACATTGACATCACGTCTGCTTCGAATTGGACGACGTATGCAAATGCGTATGCCACTGTTAAGAGCAAGGGAGGCAGGGAATTCTGGAAAGTCGATCAAGTCAATGCGGACGTTGACCACGTCTGGCGGGTGCAGTGGACGAAAACGCTAGCGGCTGCGACACCTGATATGCAATTGGTCAGCGAGGATGTGACGTATGAGATTCTCGCTGTGATTGATGTCGATCTGGCTCATGAGGTCATCGAGATTCAGACGAAACGGCGAGTCCAATGACGGTTTACGTGACGGGAATAAAAGAGCTGGATCGGAACATTGAAAAGCTGACAGAAAAGGTGCAGAAGAAAGTTGCCACGGCAGCGGTGCGTAAGGGATTGCAGGCTGCGGTGAAAGGGATCAAGGCAGAGATTCCATCCAAGTACAAAGAGGCACGGAAGGCGATTGGATGGAGTTTTAAGGTAGACCGATCACGTAAATCGGACACCTACGGCCAGAAGGTTGGCAAGGTTGGCTCAAAAGTAGGCAAGAAACGAGCCAAGCTCAAAGAGTGGGGCATCAAGCAGAAAGAGAAGCGAAGGTCGGCAGGGAAGCGTGGTACAGGTATTGCTCCGAACAATCTGCACTGGTTTATCACGGGGACAAGGCGGATGAAACCGAAATGGCCGGGCTTGGCGAAACGAGGAATGAATTCGTCGAAGTCAGAAATTAGACAAGCGGTCACAAAGGCATTCGCTGACGGTATCAGAAAAGAGGCATTCAAACTGTGAGAGGCGGACTTGTTTCAGTTCTGAAGAATGAAGGCACGATTTCAACGTACGTTGGATCGCGTGTTTACATCGGCAAAGCTCCGCAGAAAGCGGCATTGCCTTACATCGTGATAACGCAAATGGGATCGGATGAGTTTCTGTCACTGGATGGCACTGGTTCACTGAGGGCGGTTGATTTCGACATCGATTGCAAAGCTGCATTAAGTACAACGGCGGAGGATATCGGAAACGCGGTGCGGGTGTTTCTGGATGATTACACGGGGGCAGCAGGCAGCCAGACGATTAAGGCTGTTCTGATGAACGACGAAAGCACTGATTACGAGCCACCGGCAGACGGTTCTGACGGTGGAATCCATACGACGTTGCTGGATGTGACAATCCAGTACGAACCAGCATAGGAGTGAATCGATGGCAAAGGTCATTACAAAGGGAACGGTGATCAACCAGACGATCACCACAACACTGACACCAGTGGCACAGATCATTGAATTCAGCCAGTCGGGTGCGGAGTCGGAAACATACGACGCGACGACACTGGACACGACTGGAGCGGGGAAGGAATACGCACCGACTGGATACAGTGAAGGCGGCACGTTTGACTTCTCGCTTTTTTACGATCCGAATCTCGCTGGTCATCAGGCGATCACTGATCTGATCACGACTCCCGCGACGTGTGCCTGGTCGATTGTGTTCGTGGATGCTGGAACAACAACATCAACATTCGATTCGGCAGGTGTCGGAATGGACATCACCGGGGCCATGAATAACGGGCTGACAGCGGATGTGTCTCTGAAACTGAATCAACTTCTGGAATACTCGACATAATGAAAGCTGAGTATCTATTCGACGTTCACGAGCCACGAGATTGGATCGAGGACGAGCGTCTAATCGAGCGGGATGGAAATCGGTACTGGCCAGCAGGCACGATTGAGGAACATCCGAAAGCCTACATGCTCGTGAGGATGGGAACAGCGAAGCCAGCGGACGATGAATGTGTGCTGGCGGCTGGAATGTCATCCCGCGAGCAGACGGCGGCTCAACGATCGAATGAAGCGGTCAGGCACGGAATCCATCCAGATGACTATCAGTTGTTTTTCGATGAGAAAATCAAGGGATACAACGAGGATGGATCGTACATCAAGGGTCCGAACTGGGACGAATCACTGGAAGATGACACGGAGGAAGACAACGAATGACGATCGCAAGTGCGGAGCTGTTGCGGAGCGGTGTGACGCTGAAACGTCAGGAGGTGCCATTGCCTGAATTCGGTGATGGCGTTTCCGTTTATGTCAGGCAGTTGACCGCGAAGGAATGGTCTGAATTTCGAATGTCTATGCTCAACTCGAAATTCGAGAAGGACGCAGGCAAGCTCGGAGAACTGAAAGAGCGGTACATCATATTTTGCATGGTCGATGAATCAGGGCAGCCGATTTTCAGCCTGGATGATTTGGAGACTGTGAAACAGTGGCCTGCAATCGTCGTGAATCGGTTGAATGACGCGGCAGATGCACTCAACGAGGGTGATCTGAATTCGAAGTCGTTGGGAAACGACTCAGAAACAACAGGCGGAGATTCTTAGCGTACAAGCTGGCACATCACGTGGAGGGAACGGTTGATGTTGACGGGATGCTGGAACGGATGACGGTTCAGCAATTCGACGAATGGGAGCAATACGATGAGATCCAACCGATTGACCATCAAACGGACATGCTCGGGCTGATGGCGTGGTTGTTGTCGAATTACATGGCTCAGGATCAGTTGGATGTTGATTCGTTTATGCCGTGGATGAAGAAAAAGAAGCAGAAGGTCGGTACGAGTGCTGGCAAGGCGTATATCAAGCAACGTGGCCTGAAACTGAAATGAACCAATGCCCAGTATCGGTGATTTAGTAGTCCACCTGAATGCAGACACTCGCAAATTCAAGGCGGGTATGAAGGATGGCAAGCGTGAAATGGCCGTCTTTTCGGAGGCTGCGACTAAGCTGCTGAAAATCGGCGTAGCTGCGGGCATTGCTGCGATCGGTGCGGCTGCGTACAAGACTGCACAGCAGTTCGGTGAACTGGACAAGATCGCCAAAATGTCGGACAGGCTCGGCATCGCGACGGAAAAGCTGGCAGGTCTGAATCTGGCATTTGAGCAAAGCGGATTGAGCATCGAATCCGGTGCAACGGCTTTGCGAATGATGACGCGAAACATCGGTGAGGCACTCACTGGAGTCGGTCCGGGGAAAGACGCACTGGATGAACTCGGATTAAGTGCCGAGGAACTTTCGCGAATGTCACCTGACTTGGCATTGGCGGAGATCGCGGAGGCGTTTAAGGGTGTCGAGCGTCCTGCGGAACGTGTCAGAATTGCGATGGATCTATTCGGACGATCCGGGGCTGACATCATTAGCATGCTGGATGATGGGAAGGATGGTCTGGCAGCATTTCAGGCGGAAGCAGAACGGCTGAATCTGACGCACACACGCGAAGAATTAGCCAGAGTTGAAGCTGCAAATGATGCCATGAATCGACTGTCGAAAGTGTTTGTTGGTCTATGGCAAGAATTCGCAATCCAAACGGCACCCGCAATTGAGTCAATTGCAATTGCCATGCAGGATTGGCTGCTTCCGGCGATCACTAAGGTGGCAGATGTGACAGAAAGAGCAATTGCATTGATGCAGGAGTTCACAGGTGAAGCTGGAAAGATCGATCCGAAGCTGTTGAAGCAATGGGAAGATGAAGCAAGAAAGGGAGATTTGCAGAGACGTAAGCAGCGTCAATTGGATGTAGCAGATATTGGCATAGAGATTAAACGTGGGGACGGTGGATTTGCTGCAACATTGGAAGAGATGGAGGACCGCCTCAAGATACTGCGAGGCGAAGCTACTGAAACGAGTCTGAAACTCCAGAAGATGCTTGACGCGGGAGTTGATCCGCTGGACGTTGAGCAATTGCGTCAGATATTCGCGGAGGTGGAACGATTGCAAAAAGAAAAGGGAGATGACGGAAAACAGATAAGAAAAGAGCAGCGATTCACCTCAGCACAGCAACAGGGATCTGCTGAAGCATTTGAGACAATTATCAGAGCAATGCAGCGGGAAAAGTCGCCTGAATTAGCAGAGGCTAAAGCACAGACAAAGATTCAGAAAGAGATCAAAGAGGCGATTCAGGCAGCACCAGTCCGAATTGAAGTATTTGGAGCGGCAACGTAATGGCAGTTGTGGGAAGTGCAAAAGAAGTATGGGAAAGGCGATCCGCTCGATACAACGGCGGTGAATGGACCTATACGCGGGGCTGGCTGGTAGAAACGGACAGCAAGACTGATCGCGAAGGGACCGTTTCAGGTGCAACTGGACTGCCTGCCTATGGTGCTGCACATCCGGATCCGATTGGGTCGAATGCCTACGCGACAGATATCAGCTACACGCAGAAAAGTAGCACGCCGTTTGCGTGGGATGTGGTCGTGACGTATTCATCGAAACGGACGCTGGACAGCAGCAATCCGGCGAGCGATGAGGTGTTGGTGTCATGGTCGTCAGAGATTTACGACGAAGCGATCTTTGCTGACACCAGTGGCAACGCGATCCTGAATAGTGCGGGTGATTATTTCATCGATCCGACACCAACGAGGGATGCAGCACACCTGATAGCTAAGATTCGATCAAATCAGACATCGGTTCCGTCGTGGGTGCTTAGTTATCAGAATTCAATCAACAATGGAGCAATTACGATTGGCGGGCTGGCGATCGCGGCAGGACTTGCGAAGTTTCAGCGGTTGGAAATTGGCGAACGTGAAGACCGGAACGGGACCGCGTTTTATCCTGTGTCCTTCGAGATTCACATCCACAAGGACGGATGGGCATTGAAACCGCTTGACGCTGGATTCCGTGAAATATCACGAGGCAATTTGATACAGATACTGAATCCAGAAGATGGCGAGGAAGTGACGACGCCAGCGTTGTTGGACGGTAGCGGGGCACAATTACTGAATCCGTCACCTGCAACGGCGGTGTTCGGCAACTTTACGATCTATCCTCAACTGGATTTCACAACGCTACCGGGGATCACGTAATGTCAGGCGGACTGATAAGCCGCGAGCTGTACGATCAGATTGCCCGTGTGATTCGTGAGACGATTCGACGCGAACGGAATCCGAGGCAGACGCGGAACCGATGGCACAAGAAGGGCAGCGGGGCCACAAATGCCATTATCGGGCATGGTGTCATTGTCGAAGCGGTCTGTGAAGATTGGTACGTGAAGGTTGATCCAGATGCCGCCACAACATGGGTCAACGGATGCCAAACGCTGCCGGATCAAGACTACGAAGGCGAGATCCTGATCTACGATCCATGCCCAGACACGAACGGCAAAATGGCAGGCTATACCGAAGCGGAGTTGCTGGGGGCTGTGGTGCAGTTCTATCGTGCGTGCAATCCGTATACGAACGAATCGAAGTATTTCATCATTGACATCTGCATCAATGTGACCTGCGATGAGGTGGCATGATGGGGCGAATTCGCAGCCCGATCAGTAATATCTGCCATGAGCGGATTGTAGACGATTGCCCGGAACAGGCACTGGTGCCGGCGGAAACGACGTGTGACAAGCTGGATGTCATGTTTGTCGTGGGTCGCAATGATCCGTCATTGTATACCGGCCTGAAAAACGGAATGAAGCTGTTTGCTGATGACATTGCAGACAGCACGACGGACTACCAACTTGGCCTGATCGTGGTCGATTATCTGGGAGTGGTTACCGAAGAACAGTCATTCAGCCTGAACAATGCCACCGCGTTCAAAACGACGATTGACGGGTTATCTGACGGGACCAACACCGGGACAGCACGCGACATCAATGGCGGTTTAGAGGATGCGGTTGCAGCGAGCGGATGGCGGTCAGATCCGACTGTGCGGAAGTATATTTTCTTCGTCGATGACTTTTTGCCTGGCGGAAACAATGACACATATTCGACGACTGACGAAAACGAATTCCTAACAGCTGCCACGAATGGGGCTGCGTCGGACATCATCACCAGTACGATCTATCTCGGGTCTGGTTTCCGCTCAGACAGTCACACAACTGAAGCTCGCAGGATCTACGGTCAGGCTGCCACGAATGGCGGTGGAGTGTTCCGGGACTTCATCGGGACGCTGGACTTCGGGGCGATCTTTCGCGAAGTGCTGGACGCCCTGTGTAATTCGGACGGTGGCACAGATGGCGACGGATACACGTCAACAAGTCACCTGCACTGCTGCAAAACGGCGGTGTGTCGCCTGTGTCTACTGCATGAGTGTTACGAAACGGACCATAGCTCATTCGCGTTGTGGAGTGATGCGGAAGGGGCGTACACGGGCACGATCAACGGCTCGACGTTTCGCGGGTACTGGGCGGTCAGGACTAATTGCTATTTTTTCGTTGAGATCGATGGCGTCATTGTCGGAGTCTGGCCTCAGTGTCCGGCCTACGGTGAAACGGGGCAGGATTGCAAGGATCTCGAAGGCACCATTGAAGATGTGGTGACCGGAACGTATGACGACGAATGTTCTGGCACGTTTACGTTCTGGACGTACAAGCCACAGCGGTTGCGGCGTCGGAATCCTGAGTACGATGGGTGCTCCGAATACTACTGCGGGACCGTGGATTGTACCTGCCGTCAGTTGTGTGCCACGATCGCGAGAAATTCGCAGGGTGCCATCTGGGATGATTGCCTTGTGCAAGGAATCATGGACTGGGACGGTGAGGGTCCGTGTGATCTCGGGTGGGCGTTGGCTCGCTGGTCTGGCTCGTTTCAATGCAGCGATGACACCTATGATATCACAGCGACATTGACGCATCAGGAAAACCAGTACACGGGCGAATCGGAATGCCTGCTGACGATCAACGCGACGGAATACGGTGGCGGAGAATACGAGTGCAGCGAAGTCATAACAGACGCACATTCCGGGCTATTCGTGACGTGTGAAATTGATCTGGGTGATTACACGACACTGACGATCACGCTGCAATGTCTGATTTGCGGCACATGCCAGACACCACCGGGACAGCTTGAGTGCTGCGACTTTGCATCCATCGGGAAAAACTGCCCGGATAATTCGACGGTCCTATTGTGTGGCGGTAGCGTCGATGTGCTGATTGCGGGTGATGCGTGTGCAGAATGGCAGGGATCTGGTTCAGTCGGTGCGGCGAATCTGGACATCAGCATCAACTGTCAGCCAGCACTCGGACAGGCGAACGGACTGGGCGATTATGAGCTGAGTCTAAACTGCAACAATACCGGGCCATTCCCAGTGTACGCTTATGCAGACTTCATATCCTGTGATCCATTCGTGGTGATTTGGACACTTGATTTCGACTGTGTTGGAGTCTGCGAAGGCGAGATTCAAGTGGTAATGACAGGCGACGGGGGGGATCTGCCACCATGAAGCTATGCAAGTGTGAACATCACAGCGAATGTCCTGCTGCGATCGTCAAGAGTGCGGAAACGATGCACCTATGCCAGACGAATCCGAAACTGCGGGAGGCATTCATGCAGAACCGCAACAGCACGCGACCGTCACAGCCTGCACACAATGAGCAACCGGGAACGGTACTGGCTCGAAAGATCGCGTGGATCACTGGCTTGAAAGGCACCGGCAGTTGCGGATGTAAGAATCTGAAAGCACAGATGGACCGCGAAGGATGCGACTGGTGTGAAGCAAGTCGGGAATTGATCGTCAGCAAGATGATGAAGAATGCTGCCCAGCTCGTTACGTTCGCGAATATCGGTGAAGCGGTCGTGAATTCAGCGGTCGGGCGTGCAGCGTGCAAGATGGCGGCGAATGCGTTGCTGACATCAGCGATTGAAACAGCGAGAGCGGAAGCGAATCAGAAACGGAAAGCACGACCGCCACGAGAATTGACGCAGCGTGCGAGACGATATCCGCCATTGTCACACAGCCCGACGATTCCGAAAGAACCGCTGCCGTTTACCGGGGAGCCGGAACTGACGCTGATGTTCCACGTCTATCCTCGTGGCGAGGGTTGGCGGTCACATCTGGCAAAAATGGAACCGCAACTGCATCGATTCAAGCGGAAGATTCTTGGTGTGGCGTATGATCGCGATACCTATTCCGTGGATGATACGGTGGCAGCGTTTGGCGATGGATGGGAAGTATTCACAGCGGAAAACGGAGCAAAGGGAAAGCATCAGAAGGGATTGCGTGAGGTTGCCACGTATCAGCAGATGCTGCCAACACTGGACACGGGACCGAATGACGTGACGTTCTGTCTGCACGGGAAGGGATCACAGACTGGCTATGACAAGTCAGATCCGATTCAGTGGTGGATTGATGCGATGTATTCGACGGTGTACCACAACATCGATGGCGTGATTGATGAGATGCGTAACGGTGCGGCGATCGTTGGTAGCTTTCGGAAACACTCGAAGGATCTCGGCACGCGACACCGCTGGCATTATTCCGGGACGTATTACGCATTCCGGAACGCGATCACATGCAGCAATGGGTGGCCGAACTTCCGCCAGAAATGGTGGGGAACAGAAAGCTGGCCGGGGGATCATTTCCCGTTATCGGCGTCTGCCTGCATCTTCGGTGATCGGTGCGGCAATTTGTATCACGTAAATGAACAACCACGACAACAACTCGAAAAATGGAAGAAACGAACATGAAGATCGAACTCGGCGGTGGCCCATTCCCTAAAGGCGACGGGTTTCTGAATGTGGATATGGATGACTCATGCGACATCCAGCACAATCTCGACGTGTTTCCGTATCCGTTCGATGATGAATCAGTTGAGGCAGTATACAGTAGTCACTGCCTCGAACATCTAAACGATCCGATGCCCGTGTTGATCGAGATTGCACGCATCTGCAAAGTCGGGGCATCAGTGGAGATCAGGGTGCCCGCAATGGGGTCGCCTGTGATGTGGACGTTTCAGCACAAGCACTGTTTCAGTGCATTGATGGCGGTAGATGCTGATGGTGTATTCGCTGATAGATTTTGGCACGGTCCTCGACGGTTGAAGCTGATACGCTATCACTTGCAGCCGTCGTGGCACATTCACGAATTCAAGCGTGATTGCCCGCGAGTTGCCAATTTGTTTCCAGATGATCAGCAGATAATGAAATGGATACCTGCAACAGCACATGAGACAGTCTTTCATTATGAGGTGCAGGCCAATGTTTGAACAATTCCATGACGTACTACCGGACCACATCCGACAGGCAGCTTTGGCCACGTTCCCGGATGAATCGTGGGAACATTGGCACCGATACGAAAACGGGAAGTTGGCGACGAAAGATCGCAGCAGGTTTCCGCCAGCGTGTCAGATGGCAATTGACCTGATTGCAATACGCTGCCCGCCTGCGGATGGATTCTATGATCCGGAGTGCGTGGGGGCAGGTTTGCATTTTATGCCGAGCGGCTGCGAATTAGGCGAACATCAGGACGCAGCATTTGCGGGTCATCGGGAATGGAGACGTACGGGGAGTCTGGTATACTTCTTAGAGGGTTGTGTCGGCGGTGAATTGATCGTGGCAGGTGATGTGATTGAACCAGTGGCGAATATGGCGGTGATGTTTTCAGGCAGTCAGTTGCACAGTGTCAACAAAACGCATTCGCCACGTCGTACATTGAGCCTGTTCAGTTACGTTGAATCGGCAGCAGAGAAAACAACGACAAGAGCACAATTCACCTGATGGCAATTTGTTACAATAAAAAAACGGTTTACATCTCTGGTCAACTGTGAAACGCACTCACTGAATAAATCGCACTCAGTGGGGAGAAATAGGACATGGAAAATATGGACGGTGCAACAATAGGTGTGATAACCACCGTTGCGGGATCGTTAGGAGGGGCGATTGCGGCGTTGTGGAAGCAGTCAACGAAACGGCAGGAATCACTGGAAATTCAGATGACTGCTGAAATTGCAGACTGCAAACGGCATCACGCGGAATGCGAAAAGGCCAAGGAAGAAATTCAGGCCGAATTGCGGACGGTAGATGGTCGTTTACAGCGGCTGGAAGGGTTCCTCGAGGGATCGACGAAAGAATCAGGACCGTCGTAGCTAGGCGTGCGACACGGGACGCCGTAACCTGTTTGGAGGGGAGGTGGTCGCTGCTGACCGTTCGGGCTGTTAAAGGCTCGGGCGGTTTTTTTTATTTGCGGGGTTGACATTCGCGTGCGGTTTCGCCAATACTGTCCGCGTTGGGACTGCTGCACAATAAGTCTCACAGTTGAACAACCTCCAGCCCCTGACAATGACGCGAAGTGCAGCTCGCTGATTTGCCAGGGGTTTTTTCGTGGAGAAAACATTGTGAACATGGAAGCAATTAGCGTACTGCCAATGTCTGTTGATCAGTGGATTTTAGTTCCTGACAATCCACGGCAGCGAGACACAGAGTCACATGCGAAATCAGCAGTGAAAAAGCATCTTTCGGAATTAAGCCCGGTGCATCGCGTGGTTCACGCAGCGACGATTGATGGTGAGACACCGGCATGCAAGCTGGATGGTCACACGAGGGCGTGGCTGTGGAAAGTCGACAAGCTGGAGCGTCCAAAGTCAAACACGATGATGGTAATGCTTTACAAGGTAAACGATCTCCGTGAAGCCGGTGAATTGTATACTCATTTTGATAATTCGCAGGCAGCGGAAACATCATCAGATAAGTTTTTTGGTGGATGCCGTGAGCAAAACATCCGACTTGAATCAGCTCTACTGAATCGGCTTCAGATCAGTAACGCATTGAAATTTGCCACGTCCAAGTGGGGCGGACATAATTTCAGCCATTACGAACTGATCAGTATTTGGAAAAATGAACTGCTTGAGTTGGATAGCTGGAACATTTCAAAAGGGAAGCTCAGTAACGCACTGATAAGCGTGGCGTTGCTTTGTATTCATGACAAGCGATATGAGACGAGCATCGTGCGTGAGTTTTTCCATAACTTCGTGACTGATGCCGGGGTGAAGGAAGGCAAACTTAGGGATGGGGTGCAGGCATTGTCAGAACTGGTTGAACGTAAGAAAAACCAAAGCTCGCCTAATGGGTGGAAGAATATAACCGACTTGGCAGAACGGGCACTCACCTGCGTCAATATGTATGTTCAAGGTAAAAGGATTAGAAGTGTCCGGCGAACGTCTATTGAACCGCTACGGGTTGCAAAAATGGAGTCAATCAACAATGAATGAATTACTCATCGACGCGATTCTGGCACTGACAGCCATATACGTTTTAAGCCTCGGAGCGAAGGAGCGGAAATGCTGAAAGAAGACTGGCGACCGGACCCGATTCAACGGGCCGAATCAATCATGGCAGACATTGAGCAACTGATTGATGAACACGGCGAAATGACGGCAGATGAAGTCGGGTACGCGATGGGCGAAGGCGTCAAGCTGTGTTTGCTGTCTGCCCGCATGAGTGACAATCTCGAAGTGGACGACGAAAACCATAGAAAGGCGGTGATCCGATGGGCGGAGTGATTGGATTTGGATTCGGCGTGGCAGTCGGCGTAATTGTCACGTATCTCGTGACGGGACTGGTGGCACTCGCTCAGGTCGTCGCAGTGCAAATCGAGCGGAGGGATGAGCAATGGTAGCAGCGTTTGCGGGGTACGCTTATTCGCCAGACGAATCGGAACGGCGGGAAGCAATTCAGGATCGGTATCAGGAAATCGAACACCTGAATGCGGCGATCGCGTGGCACTGGGCACCGACCGATGGCCGAACGAATTTCACCGCTCGAATCATCGGGGAGGCTGCTCTGGATCTGTCAGAATCTGACATCCTGATTCTGGCGGACGGCGGGAATCTATGTTTCGGCGGGCTGTGTCAGCAGGAATCGCCGGGAGTGTTTTCGGGGTACTATTCAATCGATTGAGGGCGATATGAATACATATCAGAGGCGGAAAGCGGACGGTGTGTGTGTAAATTGCGGGGACATGCCACCACGGCGGGGGCGGTGCAAATGCGAACCATGCCTAGAACTGAGGCGGCAGGAAAACCGAATTCAGCGAAAGCTGTTTCGCGAAGCAAACATCTGCATTCATTGCCATCAGGCGAAACCGATGCCAGAACGTGCAAACGGGCTGTCACGTTGTAGTGAATGCCATGTGAAAGCCAGAGCTAATCTGTGGAATTGGCGTATGAAACAAAAAAGAAAGGACTCGGGATGTTAGTGTTATCACGGAAGAAACTGGAACAGATCGCAATCGGAGATGACATTGTGATCACGATCACGGAAACGCGGCAGCATAGCGTCCGAATCGGAATTGAGGCTCCGCGTCATCTGAAGATTCTGAGGCGTGAACTGGATTCATCGGCCCCTGCCTCCGGTGCGGAGGTTGCTGCAACGAGGCAGCATCGTGGCGGTAACGTGCCGTCAAGTCGGTGAGGTCGCGGGTGCCCGTGGTTTCCGTAGTCGCTGCGGGTGCCCGCTTTTTATTCTCTGGAGGTTGATATAGTGAATGAATCAGAAATAGTGGCGAAGATGCAGGAAACATTCGCACTTGAGTTAGCAAAGCTCCCGCAAGCTGAACGCGAGGCACTGCTGAGTGTGCGGTCGGTTGTGTGGGTTGGGTTTCAGTTCGGCTATACTTGTGGTTTGCGTGACGGAATGGCTGAAGCTGTAGCGGTGCATCGCAGGCTGAATGAGGAATGGGGAGATAACGACGATGAGTGAACGAAAAACAGACACGATCAGCATCGGCAACGGAATTCAGTATGCAAAAGTAGCGTCACGGCTCGCAGCATTCCATGAGGATAATCCGAGCGGATGCAGCATTGACACATCATGCCAATTCACTGAAGGTTGGGTCATCTTCACGGCGACCGTCAGCACGAAGAAGGGCACTTTCACCGGACATTCAATGGACAAGGTGAGCGGACGGCAGAAGCAATTCGAGAAGCAGGAAACGATCGCAGTCGGGCGGGCACTCGCCTTTGCTGGTTATCTGTCGTCAGGTGACATTGCGTGTGCGGAAGAAATGGTCGATGTTGTTTCGCAGATCGAACTGGACACGTTGAAAACGCGGTACTGGAAATTGAACGAGGATGTGCTGAAGGGTAAGAGCAAGGCAGATATCGGATGGTCATTCAACGATGAATGCCGGACGGTGTTGGGTGAAGAAGCGGACTACCATGACCGGCACAACTGGACACGTGAATCATTCAATTTGATGATGACGAAACTGGGCGTTGATTCCGGGGTTCCTTTTGAGGCTGTACGATGACTGACGATCGATTCCGAAAAAGGCACCTGGACTGCACAGGACTGGATGCCAAACAGGTCGAGGACTTGGCAACACACCTCTGCTCATTGCAGCGGGATATTCATTTTTGGCTCGGTGATCTGGCAAGGCATGCTAAGAATCACCGCATGACGGAACAGGTATGGCCTGAATGGGTATCACCTGGACTGATTGCCAGATGTGAAGGTGTGGCGAAAGCCTATCCGTCCGAATCAGATCGAGAATCCGAAGCGACCTACACGCAGTACATGCAGAATGCGTCAAAGCCTGATCGTCTGGATCGGCTGAATCGGATCACGGAAGCAGGTTTGACCAGCGACGAATCGCGGCAGCAATCGACTGAGAAAGGGCGATGGTTGCTGGCATTCGATGTGAATTACTACGTCCATCGATTCTTTCACAGCGGGGCCGGCGTGGAAGCTGGCAGCGGTGTTGCGAATTGGATTGATCGTCTGGTGGAGAGATTCAAGGCCAAGGGATTGACGGACGCTGTATGTTGTTTCGATGCTCCTGACAACCACCGAAAGGCGTTGACTGCGGACTGGGAAAAACCGTACAAGCCACGACCACCGAAAGACGAAACACTCAGTCAGCAATTGACCGTCGTGCGTGAGTTGTTGCAGGCGAAGGGGTATCTGTGCGTGTCTGTGCCGCACATGGAAGCGGACGACGTGATGGCATCCTATGCGGAGCAGTTCAGCGGGAATGTCACGCTGGTAACACAGGACAAGGACGCTCGGCAGTGTCTCTCAGGAACCGTGAACATGCTGCTTGATGTCGAGTGGGTGGAGGATGAGACAACAGGCGAAGTGACACCGCATGAGAAGTGGGTGACGGCGAAACAGCATACGGAAGAAGGCTGCACGTATAACTCGACGCACATCACGGGGATCACGCCCGATCAGTGGCCTGAGTTTCAGGCGATTGCTGGTGATTCGGTGGACGGGATTGCAGGCGTACCGGGAATCGGTGCGAAAGGTGCGATGGAATTGATTCAGCAATTCGGGACGGTTGCTGCGGTTGTTCAGGCAGCGGACACAGACGAATGCGGATTGACGGAAAAGAAGCGTCAGTCACTGATTGCGTTTATGGATCAGGCGGACGTGACGATGCAGCTCGTAAAGATGCGGACTGATTTGGACGTTCCGTGGAATACGAAGATTGTATAAACAGGTTCAAACATACTCTTGAAAGGACAATGACGAATATGGAAAGAAAAGCAGCGGAACAACGACGGGCAGCGGAACGACGGCGGAAGGCGGCACAACGGCGGAAGGTGGCCGAGCAGTCGTCGGCACACCGGCAGCCATCGTTATCCGAACGCCGCTGGACCGAGCAGATAACGGAACGACGGCAGACAGCCCCCTCGGCCCCTCCACAACGGCGAGTTCCTGACCCGCCGACCGTCGTTCCGATTAGGGACGTGCGTGTCCAGGAGTACGCTGGACTCAGAACCATTGCGTTCATTTACCGGGTGGCATCGTGGGTATTCATGCTGGTGGTCGGCGTCCCGCTTGGTGTGGCTGCAGTGGTGTGCTACATGGATGACAGTTTACGGGCATCGGCCTTTTTCCTGGCCTCCTTCTGCGTTGCCACAGTGGCGGCCTTTGTGATCCGTGGGCTTGGGGAATTCTTTCTGGCCATGCGTGACATTGCCCGCAACACGGAGCGGAGCTATAAGCTAGCACAGGCGTAAGCAATGGCAAAACGACGGAAACGAACAAACGCAAACGTACCAGCGAAAGGTCGCCTGAAAGACTTCGCGGATCGTCTTTGGTCACTCGCTGTCAGGGACGACTGGAATTACCAGTGTGCGGTCTGCGGGAAAGGAAAAACCGATGCACATCACCTGATTCCACGGCAGCACGAATCGACGCGGTATGAACTGCGAAACGGGATCGCGTTGTGTTCGTATCATCACCAATTCGATGCAGACATCAGCCCACATCAAAGTGCCGCAGGCTGGATGCGGTGGCTCGAATTCAACCTGCCGATGCGTCACGAATGGCTCACAGATCAGATTGCGAGCAGGGAGTATCGGACATTCGGAGGCACAACGAATGCGGCATACTACATCGAGCATATTCTGCGGTTACGGGAATACGTGGACGATGAGACATTCGAGACGGTGTGCGGGAAGAAATTCACAAGGTACCTGTTGAACACTTGACACGCGGAGTTGTACCGCAATAATCCTGTCACTCTGAGTCAGAGCCAGAGTGACAATAGGAATCGCCGGGAAACCGGATTCAGCCCGCCATCGCAGCTCTGACCTGTGGTGTGCGGGTTTTTTCATGGGCTGCACAGATGACGCGAACATATGACGAATTCATTCAGTCGAAACGACTCGCCAGCAAGAGCTACGGATTTGATGTTGATCCGGCATCTACGAATCCGAATGCGTTTGAGTGGCAGCAGAGAGTAATTGCGTGGGCACTAAAACGCGGGCGTGCTGCGTTGTTCCTCGACACCGGACTCGGAAAGACTTTGTGTCAGTTGGCATGGGCCGAGAGAGTCTGCACGGAGACAGGCGGGAGTGTGATGCTAATATGTCCGCTCGGTGTCAGGCATCAAACGAAACGCGAAGCAGCAAAATTCGGCATACAGGTGGATGTTGTGGTTGCTGATGATCAATCAGAATCACCGAAGCACGGCATATCGATTGTCAACTATCAGAAGATTGATAAATTCGACACATCAACATTTGCCGGAGTTGTGCTCGATGAATCGTCGATTCTGAAAGGATTGACTGGAAAGATTCGGAAGCAGCTTACTGATGAATGGTCGGATGCGAAATACCGATTGGCATGCACTGCGACACCGTCTCCAAATGATACGATGGAATTGGGGGCACATGCAGAATTCCTTGGCGTGTGCTCACAGCAAGAGATGCAGTCAAAATACTTTGTAAACGATTCTGGCAACACTCAAAAATGGAGGCTTAAAGGACACTCGATCGATGCCTTCTGGGATTGGGTGTGCGATTGGGCATGTTGTGTTTCGATGCCGTCAGATATTGGCGGTGATGACTCTGGATATGAATTGCCAGAATTGATTGAGCACACAGAAACGGTTCATGTCCCAGGCAAAGTGGCTGACGGGTTTTTGTTCGACTGCTCAGGCATTAGTGCGACAAACATCCATCAGGAGAAGCGGTACACGTCGCCATTTCGGGCTGACAGGACCGCAGAGATAGTTAATTCAAATGATGATCAGTGGATCGTGTGGTGTGACTCAAACTACGAATCTGATGATCTTGTGCATCGGATTCCTGATGCGGTCGAGATTCGTGGGAGCATGTCAGATCAGCAGAAGGAAAGCAGGCTTGATCAATTCTCCGATGGGTCAGCACGAGTCATCATCACGAAGCCGTCAATCAGCGGCATGGGAATGAACTGGCAGCACTGTAATCAGATGGTGTTCCATTCGATTAGCTATAGCTTCGAGCAGAAATATCAGGCAGTGCGTCGATGCTACCGATTCGGCCAGACGCGGCCAGTGCATTGCTATTCAGTGACGACTGACACGGAGCATGCAATTGCAAAGGCAGTGTCTCTGAAGGCAGGAATGCACGACGAAATGAAAGAACGCATGCGAGTTGCGATGAGCCGCAGCGACTTCAGTGCGAAACAGGACCGCGGCAGAACAACCTACAGACCAATAGAAAAGATGGAGGTTCCGAAATGGCTGAAGTAATCAATCAGCAAAATGGCGAGATGTGGCAACTTTACAATGGGGACTGCTGCGAGATGATCAGAGAATTGCCGGATGAATCAATCGGCTATTCATTGTTTTCCCCGCCGTTTGTGTCGCTGTTCGTTTATTCAGATTCCGAACGTGACATGGGGAATTGCGAAAGCTCTGATGAATTCTTCGAGCATTTCAGATTCCTGATACGGGAGCTGTATCGAGTGCTCAAGCCGGGGAGACTGTGCAGCGTGCATTGCATGAACATGCCAAGCTCAAAGTCGCACGATGGTTTTATTGGAATCAAGGACTTTCGAGGCGATATTATACGTGCGTTTCAGTCAGCGGAGTTTATCTACCATTCTGAGGTCTGCATCTGGAAAGATCCAGTTGTGGCCATGCAACGCACGAAAGCTCTCGGGCTGCTGCATAAGCAGGTGTGCAAAGATTCATCAATGAGCCGTCAAGGTATCCCGGACTACATTTGCACATTCCGGAAGCCAGACAAGAATGCGGAACCGATAGAAGGACCGTTTGAATTCTTCGCTGGTGACGGATTCTCTCACACTGGAAATTACAGCATTGATGTATGGCAGCGATACGCTAGTCCTGTTTGGATGGATATCCGGCAGTCAAATACGCTGAATGCTGCCGAGGGCCGGTCAGAGAAAGATGAACGGCATGTGTGCCCGTTGCAGCTTGATGTGATTCACAGGTGCTGCCAGCTATGGAGCAATGAAGGCGACGTTGTATTGTCGCCGTTTGCTGGAATTGGATCTGAAGGAGTCGGTGCAATTAAGATTGGCCGCAAGTTCATCGGATTCGAATTGAAAGAGGAGTATTTTAAGGTGGCAGCGAAAAACCTGCGAATAGCAGAGCAGGAACAATTAGCACCAACACTGTTTGAATAAGGAATTGAATCGATGAAAGTACAGGTTGAGATGGACGCATTCGAGCCATTGCGGGCGATCCAGTCCGAAATCCATGATTGTGCAGTAGCAAAAGGATGGTACGACGGCAGCTCCGATCGGAATCCGGCAGAGCTGATCGCGTTGATGCACTCCGAATTGTCAGAGGCACTGGAAGCATTCCGCACAGGGAATCCGCCTGACAAGCACTGCCCGGAATTCGGAAATGCGGAAGTTGAATTCGCGGATTGCATCATCCGAATTCTGGATGCCGCAGAGCATATGGGGCTGGATGTGGTCGGTGCGATGAAAGCGAAAATGGCAGCAAACTGGGACCGTGAACCACGACACGGCGGAAAGGTATACTGATGAAAGAGCGGACATTATCAATTGACGAGATCACTACCGATGCAGGGACACAAGCCCGAATCGGGTTGAGTGATGACACCGTGACGGAATACGCTGATGCGATCGCGGAAGCAAACGGCAGCGGCTGGCCACTAGGGCCGATCGACGTATTCCACGATGGCAGCAGGTACTATCTGGCTGACGGGTTCCATCGGACGATGGCAGCGATTCAGATCAATCGGGCGTCGATTCCCTGCCGAATTCACAAGGGCACCAGAACGGACGCTCTGATCTTCGGGATGACCGCGAATGACCGGCATGGGTTGCGGATGTCCAGAGCGGACAAGCGTCGATGTGTGGAGTGGTTGCTGGACAATCAGTCGACGTGGACACAGCAGAAGATCGCGGAAACCGCTGGCGTGAGTCTGCGGACAGTGGCGTACATCGTGGCGGAGCGGAAACCGCAGCCCGCAGAAAACGCTGGCAATGAACGAGCAAATGTGCAAATTGCACATTCACCAGACGATTCGGTGTTCACTGAAACTACTGAACAAAATGTGCAAATTGCACATTCCGAAGACGATCAGGATTCCGATTCTGTTCCGGTTTCCGGGGGCACTCAGCCTGCCTCTGGACGCGGTGAATCGATGCCGTCAATGACTGCGGGAGATCCGCAGCAGCCGGACGAATCGGAATCCGTCGAATCTCCGCCTGATTTCAGTACGGACTGGAAAACCGAGCGGAATCGAGCGAAAAAGACAGCCGAGGCATTGATGCGGTCAATCGGTGATTTGCAGGAAATTCGCAGCGAATCATGGATGAGGCGAAGTCTGGACGGTGTGCGGGCGATCATCGCGAATCTGATGGGGATGACATGACACCGAAACCGACAGATCCTGAGCCAGTATGGTCACGATGGCTCGCTGAGCGGATGGGTGGCATCGCGGAATTCCGTCTCGAATGCGGCAGCCGCGTTGACATCCAGACCGAGACGCTGTCGATAGAGGTGGATTGGGTGAAGAAGTGGCCGGAATCGATCGGTCAGGCGGTCTACTATGCGAATGAAACTGGCTCGATGCCAGCGGTCCTGCTACTGCTCAGGGGCAAGGACACCGAAGCGAAGTATCTGGAACGGGCAAAGAAGGCTTGCACGCGATTGGGCGTGGCACTTTTTACGTGGGTGACTCGATAGAAACGAAAGGACAATCATGGATTTGATCTGCCAGCAGTGCAGCAGGGTTGAAACGGAACCGTACGACGTAGGTGATTTATGTACGTGCGGTGGTGAGTTTGCGATGCTCCAGTCGAGACCGCAGTCTTTGCTGGATGAACGCGGAATCCGCGTGGCGTATCATCACGACGGGCGTGACGAATGGGTGGTCAGATTGCACAGCAAGACAGGCATTGTGAGCCTGTGCGGGTGTCCGGGTGAGATCGAGGCCAAAACCGTGTCTGCATGTATTGCAGCAGCGATTGCCACTGGAGATGTGACGTTCAGTATTCGGTCGGGTGGCGGTGAGCCAGAGCAGGTGGAATGCAATAATCTAGTCGAGTTCGACGCGATGAGCGAGGCCGTCACCAAAGCGGCAACGCTGCTGATGGATGTGACAAATTGACAAACTGGCAGAGGCTGGAACGAGAACGAATGCGTGCTGCGGATGCGTTATTCGCAGAGGGTCAGAAGGTAAATACGGAGAAGGTGCAAATGCAGATGTGGCTATGGTTTGACAGATTCGACGATTCGATGGTCAGCATCGGATGCGAATTCGAGCGGTACGGAAAAACCAGAAAGCTGTGCTGGGGGCAGATTCACATCGACGGTGTGTCGGATGTATTCGGCACAAAAGTCGCGGAGGAACTGTCTGGAATTCGTGTCACTGGGCAGGATTGCATCGTGGTCACGGTTGATGGTGCTCACATTGATGTCGATTTGGGGTGAGCGATGAAAGTTGAATTGCCGAATTTGTATCCGCATCAGGAGATTCACCGCGATCGGGTACGAGCTGCACTGAGGCAACATAGATCCGTGATTCTGCAAGCAGAACCGGGAGTCGGGAAAACCACGATCGCAAAGTGGATTCTCGCGGCCTATCGGAATCAGGAGCGAAACGAAAGCCAGTCAGGGCATGCACTCTTTTCTGTATTCGGTCGCGGACTGGTCGATAATGCTTCGAATTCGTTTCAGCAGGCACCGAAGCTGCCGCATGCGGTCCTGATGTCCGGTAAAGATTGCAATCCACATCAGGAGATTCAGGTGGCGTCAATCGATACGCTGCTCAGTTGGTTCTGCGAAGAAGGCGAATATCAATGGGAGATGACATTTGACCTGATATTCTTCGATGAGGCACACGCACATCACAGCAAGTTTCACCGATTCCTGAAATCACATCTGGCGAAACGTCAGGCACTGGGGCTTTCGCCACCGTTCGTGATCGGGCTGACAGCGACACCAGAAGCGAAGGGATTGGCGGACGTATACCGTGTGATTGTGCCAGGCGAATCTCCAGAGTGGCTGATTGAGAATGGATACCTGAAGTCATATCGGTACTTTTCCTGCACGCAGGGGCGTCTGGATGTCCTGAAAAAACGCGGGAAGGAATTCACGAAAGATTCGGTCAGCGAAGCAATGGAAGGGCTGGCAGGCGACCTGGTACGGGACTGGAAACGGTACGCGGAAGGCAGGGCAACAATCGGATTCTTTCCGCGTCGGACGCATGCTCAGGAGGCTCGGGAGATTCTGAGATCAGCAGGAATTCGAGCGGAATACGTGGACGGACTGACGAAGGACGACGAACGCCAGACGCTTTATAATCGCCTGAATTCGGGCAGTATCGATTATCTGTGCAATGTCGGTGTTGTCGAACGAGGCACGGACATACCGCGTGTCAGTTGCGTCCAGATGTGTACTGCGGTCGGGACGCGGGCACGGTGGCGGCAGATGATCGCTCGGGCATCGCGGAAACATCCTGACGTGATGGATGCCATCGTGCTGGATCATGGCGGGAATCTGACGAATGATCGCGAACTGGGATTCTTCGAGGATGCGGTACCGTGGACGCTGGAAATTGAGAAGAAAAACGCGGGGGATTCCAATGTCAGAACACAGATCGAATGCCCGAATTGTTCTGCGGTGTACCGTGGCGGACGGTGCAATTCCTGCGGATATGAACCGACACCGAAAGAGCGGAAATCACAGGGGTTGGAATTCGTCGGCGGTGAGTTATTCGAGATCACGAAACGGAATCAGCCAGCGAAAAAGAAAAAGCAGACCTGCGAGCAGATTATGATTCAGGCACTGTACCGGGCAGGCAGGTCAGGGCGAACCTGGCGTCAGGCGGTTGGGATTGCTCGGAGCATGGCCGAAAAACAGGGTACGAAAATGCGAGTACCACGATTCATTGAGGTCAGTGGCCAGCGGATTCGGATGATTGAATATGGACATCCGGACAGCGGTCAGCGTGTGCGGCATCTATTTGGAGGCAAATTCTCATGAGCGATGAAAAGACACTGGGCGAACAATTACACGATCGAATGAACGATCCCAACAAACCCGATCAGTGGACGCTGGCGTGGTGGTCAAGACAATTCGACGAATTGAAGCAGACGCTTCGCGGTGCGTTGCACACGATGAATCAGGCAGTTGCAGGGAATCGTGATTGCTGGGACGAACTCAAAAAGCAGCGATTGAAGCTGCAATATACGCGGGAAGAATTAGAGCGGACCAATTCGAGAGTCGGTGAATTGCAGGCCGAATTAACTGAGGCGACTGAGCGTTTAGGTCGCATCGCGGAGTGGGTGAACGAGCAAAGAGGTACCAAATGAGATAGGAATTTAGAGAAATGACAGATGTTGTCGTTTTTTGACTAAAACGCTCAGCGGTGTGTAGACTTCGTCCGATACTATGTGTACACTTCGGCATGTCAGCAACACAAACCACACTGAAAGGCGAAACGATGAAAACAATGGCAGTTCTGACTGGTGACACATTCGTTGTCAGGGGCGTCCTGAAGAGTAACGGCTGGAAATGGGACGGCGACCGCAACGCATGGACAATGATCGATGAATGGGAGGATGCGGGTCATGTAATTTATCGCATCCGTGGCTATGGCGGTATTCGTAACCGCGGCGAGTTTGCGGCTGAACTGGTCGAGGTGGAAGCGTGAGCACCGAACGCAAAAACATTACGCAGCCTGCCGACTGGTGGGCTGCGTTTGAGTCACAAGCCAAAGCAAACGGGCAAACTCTGTCCGAGTGGGCTGGTAACTGCATGCGGGACAACCTGCCGAAAAACGTGGCAGCGGGATTGTCCGAGCGACCAGCAGCGAATAGGCCGAAGAAACGGAAAGACTAAATTAAGCAAAGAGGCACCAAATGAGAGAAAACAGTGGAGTATTGGAGCGGAACAAAAAACGCGAAAACGATCGGCAGCCCGAATTCAAAGGGCACTGCTCGGTTGATGGAAAGGAATTCTGGATTTCCGCATGGGTGAAGGAATCGCAGTACGGGAAATTCTTCAGCATGGCATTCGAGCCGAAGGACCGTCAGCAGAGTGCAGGCGAGGAATCTCAGGTTGATTCAAGCGAGGTGCCGTTTTAGCGTTGACAGTGCGGAATCCGTTCGTATGATTTCGGACGTGGAAGCACCCGCAAGCAAAACACCTCCGCCTCAGCGGATTGCCGATCGAATCACGGGTGCTTCCAGATTCGGTCGGTTTTTTTGTGCCCATGAATAAGTATCACGAAATCGTTGACGGTAAATGCAAGCACTGCGAGGTGTTCCGATTCCGGTACACCGTCGTGGATGGCATTTGCTCAATGTCGATTCGGCCCAAGCAAAAGAAGCCGAGCAAGAAAGTGATTCAGCGGGCGGAACTGATTCAAAACGCATTAGATAGTCAGGCGAAAGCTGCGGGCAGAAAGCCCGGATCATCTATGGTTGGTTGGAATAAATAGCGTCCAGTTTCGCAGCCTGAGCTGACAGGTCGGTCCTTCAAATGGGACATCAGCATGGCAGCCTAGCCAGCTCTCAGCGGGGCGACAGGCACATTCGCTGGTACCATAGCGTGGAAGAATATCGGGCGGAATTCCCGACGCACAGACCAGCAACTTGTATCCATAGTCAGCAGGTGACAACGTACGGGCTGGCGGCTGCGGTATTCCGTGGTGGACGGTGTGACGGGTGAAACCGGGATGAACACCGAAATCAAAATCACTTCCCGGTGGACCTCTCCACGGCCTCTCTGGTGTTGAAAGGTTTTGCCAACTCCGATTATTCGGGGTTGGTACGTCCTGACATCTGATATTGAAAGTGGAGTGCGGGCGTATTGACAACACCAGCATTGCAAGGCGACAATGCTGATTCACACAACATATCGCACAGGGGAAAAGTATGTCACTGGAACAACTGCCACGACGGGTTGAAACTGCACTGCTGGAACGAGTCGAGCCTGATCAACCTTCGTTGGATGTGGTGGGCAGCATTTGGGCACCAGTCGTTGCGGCACTGATTGATGTTCTGATGGACTTTCTGGCAGACTGCGGGACGAATCGCACTCAGAATCTGGGATTCGTGCAGCGGTACGTGATTCGTCGGAAGGTGCGACGGCACCCGGATGTTCCGAGTGATGCAGCCCGTGATTGCTGTCTGGCATTGGAAGATGTGATCACTGGTGCTACGCCAGAAGAATTCAAGGCGACGTTGCAGGAATTCGACGGTCAGACTGATGGCATTGAATGGAGTCTGTTTTGATGCGTGCTGCGATCTTGTGGTTGTGTCTTTCGTCGATAGCACTGGGGCAGGCGGAGGCTGTCATTGATGGTCCGTCTGAATCTGCTCCCGGTGATCTGATCATTTTGTCTGCGGACAAATCCATCTGTGATGATCTGGCGTGGCAATTGGTCAATTCGTCGAAGGCGTTTCTGCCTGTTGAGGATGGTCGAAAAGTCGTATTCGCGAGCGGTGATGCTGGCAGATATGTATTCGTGCTGGCTGTTTCGAAGGCAACGGCAGATGGCAGTCAGGTTGCGATCGCTACGCATGAGATAACGATCGGTGAACCAGAACCACCGAAACCGCCACCGAAGCCACCTAAGCCAGAACCACCGAAACCAGACCTGCCTGAATTAGGGCAGGAAGCGTATCGGCGGGTGTTACAGATCGACGCCACATCCGAGGAAATGGATACGCTAGCGAAGAATGTGGATACAGCTCGAAATGAATCGACATTGTCAGCGATTCAGACGAAGCTGCGGGATTTGAATCGTGAGTCGGTATTCGCGACGGATGAGGCTCGCAATCGGTGGCTTTCGTTCGCTGAATGGTTCGCTGCTCAGGGCAAATCGTGGAAGACGGCGGATCAGGCACGGGATAGCCTGCTGGACATTTCCGGGGGACTGGTCGCCGCGTCGAAAGTTCCGAAACGATCACTGCTGCCACCATTGCGGAAAAGCGGAACGCTGCGTGATGCTGTGGATGGGCTGAAGACGGACGTTCAGCAGATTCGGGCGGAGGTTGGGCCATGACGGATCGAATGGGTTATGTGCTGCCCGAAGATCGCGACTATTCGACGACGAAAGAAGTCGATCGGGTGATGCAGGACATGCCATTATTAACGGCATGCGGTCGCCCGATTGCTGGGACTGGTGAGGGTAAGATTGCCCGTCTCGATAAGCTGCTGGAACAGGTGGCAGGGTATTACCCTGTGGTCCGTCAGACGATTGGCGATTGTGTGTCATTCGGATGGGCGAAAGGGATCATGGCAACACTGGCAGCGGATATCGTCGTCAGGGGCGAATCTGAGGAATGGCCAGGCAATGAAATCTGCACGGAATGGATCTATGGCACGTCTCGTGTTCTGGTTGGTCGTGGCAGGCTTGGTAACTCTGACGGCAGTATCGGTGCATGGGCCGCGAGGGCTGTGACCGATCACGGGACGTTGCTGCGGAAACAGTATGGTAGTCACGACCTGCGGAGGTATTCTGGCAAACGTGCTAAATCGTGGGGATTCCGAGGGCTGCCAGCGAATGAACTGGAACCGACCGCAGACGAACATCCGGTGAGTCGAAAGCCCGCCCTGGTGACATCATTTGAGGAAGCTCGGGACGCGATCGCGAATGGGTACGCGGTGCCCGTGTGCAGCAATCAGGGACTGAGCAGAACTCGGGACCGTGACGGATTCACGAAGGCGTCTGGACGGTGGGCACATTGCATGTGTTTCGTCGGGTCGCGTGATGATGATCGTCCGGGACTGCTCATTGATAATTCATCCTGGGGCGATTGGATCGGTGGCAGCAATCCCGACAAGGCTGGTGGTCCGTGTCCGACTGGATGTGCGTGGCTCGATGCGTCTACCTGCGATCGGATGTTGCGTCAGAATGATTCGTTCGCTGTTCCGGGGTACGACGGATTTGCAGCCAGGTCAATCGAGTGGAGTCTATGGTAATGCAGTTGCCTTCCGATCCGAATCATCCAATATGGGCATGCGTCCGATTCTGCGTTGGCATTATCGCGGTGACGGTGGTGCTGTGGAGCAATGCCAGCGATTTCGATATTACTGAGGCACAATCCATCGCTACAATAGCGGCGTTGTTGGGTGGTGGACTGTGGGGCGAGCGGAAGTTGTTTCAGCAGCCACCGAAACAGGAATCGGAATGATGTGGTGGCTGTTTCTATTTCTGCCAGTCGATGGCTGGGCGTTGTTTGGCGATGACCGGGTGGATTCCGGTTGGTCGCTATTTGCACAAGCGGAGGAAGCAGAAGATGCGGCTGATCATGGCGTTGATTATTCTCGTTGGGGTGTTGTCAAATTCACTGCGAAGTGGTGCGGACCATGCCTGACACAGGATTCAGAGCTGGCCAAATTACCAGACGGAATCCAGATTCGACGGATCGACATTGACGCAAACAGAGCAGCAGCACGAGCAGCAAAAGTCAGGAGTATCCCAGACACGAGGCTCATCTATCGGAATGATGCTGGTAAGTGGGTTCAGGTGCTGGATGGGCGGACGAGGCAGAAATGGGTCGGTGTCGTTACGGCCAGTCGGATACTCGCGGAGATTGAAAAACGGTCTGATTCAGGGCAGGCCACCGATCCCGCAGACGTTCCGAAAACGGTGACGCAGCGGTGGTCGGTCAACGGGAATTTCAATGCGTCAAGGTCGTATCTGATTCAGCATCTGAGTGGTGGCAATCATGGCCACAGCCGGGAAACGCTCGAAACGATGACAATTGACGAGCTGATTCGTCTGCACGATACAGATCACGAATCGAAACAATCACGGACAATTCGGCGGCGGGTTATTCGTCGCGGCTGACCAACATGCTGACTGCCTCAGTTGAGGCGAAGAAGCGACCATCGCCGCCACCAACGCAGTTTGACCGTATCGAAGACAAGCTCAACCAGATGGAAAGCGACCTGCACTATCTGACGTTCACCGCTGGAAAGGATTAGGTGTCCAATGGGGATTTTCGCACTACCATACTCGTCTGTCCTGCAGGTCGATCAGAATACCGTTCTCGGGCGGACATCCGCTGGCACGGGTGCAACAGAGCTACTGAGTGCATCGCAGCTGCGTACTATCGTCAACGTAGAGGACGGGGCGACTGCTGGTGCG